AGGATAGCGTTAATCCAACCAATAAGGTTGAGTTAAAAGCTGAGTCAGATGGTGCTGTTTCATACAGTTATGTTCAACTTGTCGGTGGTAAAGGCGATGCCAGTGGTGAAAACAAGCCGGAGCCAACGTTTGAAATTCCTCGTGAAGCGCCAAAAGTTGACATCCCAGAATTTGAGGGAGGCATCCCTGGCATTCCGGAAGTACGTGAGCTGCCGGAGTACACTGAGCCTATTGGAACGGTTCCTAATGACGCCCCTAAATATGAAAAACCGGAATTTGAAGGCGGCGTAGTACCAAACGATGCCCCGGTTTACGATAAGCCTTCAATTGATATCAACGATATCCCACTCATGCCACCAGCACCAGTCGTAGAGATTCCTGAATGGTCAGGCGGTGTCGTACCTAATGAAGCTCCAATCCTCGATAAACCTGAGTTGATTATCGAGATTCCCGAAGAACCAGTTAAACCAACTACGCCATCAGAAAACACCCCTAACAAGCCCGTAACACCTCGTGAAGATAAAGAGGTACAAACTACCACAGTTACTTACAAACTCGAATCTGAGCCAAAACAAGTGGCAAATACGCCAGTTTATAAAGCCGCACTTCCTAACACTGGTGAAAAAGAAGGAATTGCTAGCACTTTAGGACTTGTAGTCATTGCAGCAGGTATCACAGCACTAACTCTTGGATTTAAGAAATATAACGAAAAATAATTAATTTTGCAGTGGTGGGAGGGTAGGCATTAAAAATGGAACAAGAAACTTACGAAGTCGAGAGCCGATGGCGGAACAAGTACATGAATTTAGGTCGTGAGCTGGGAGAAATCATCAATAGTCAGCAAGACAGAATCTTGTCACTAGCTCAAGAGAACGCCAAACTCAAAAGGGAGAATTGGTACCTAAAAAAGTCAAAGGGCAAGAAATGGCTCTAAAATCGCTTGTAACCGTCCTGAATAATCTAGTGGCACAATCACACTAGACAAACGGTAAAACGGCAAATAACCCCCAAAATTTGAGAATTAGGGGCATATAAAAGGATATGACATGGAAAATCAATTACAAACAACAAAAGGGGCATATTTAACAGATTTGCAACAGCTTGACGGCGAAACATTGAGAAACTTTGTTGACCCAAAACACCAAGCAAGCCCACAAGAGCTTCAAACGTTGCTGGCAATCGTTAAAAATCGCAATCTTAACCCTTTCACTAAAGAGGTCTATTTCATAAAGTACGGGAACAACCCAGCTCAAATCGTGGTGTCTAAGGACGCTTTCATGAAACGAGCTGAACAAAATCAAAACTATGACGGTTTTGAAAGTGGTGTGATCTACGAGGATGAAAAAGGCGAACTCAAAACTAAAAAGGGCGTTATCTTACCCCGCAAAGCTACGCTAATCGGTGGTTGGTGTGAAGTGTACCGCAAGGATAGAAGCCGTCCAGTCTATCGTGAAGTTGAGTTGTCAGCTTATAACACGCACAAGAACTGGTGGCAGAAAGCACCGGGCCAAATGATTGAAAAAGTGGCAATCGTGGCGGCCGTCCGAGATGCGTTCTCGGAGAACGTGGGCGGTCTATATACTGCGGATGAAATGGAACAAGCGGCACCCATTGACGTGACACCACGAGAAACACAAGAGGATGTTAAGGCTCGTAAAATGGCACAGATTGAGCAGCAGAGACAGGAACAAGCTCAACCAGTCCAACCAGAGCCGGAACCAGTCGAAGACACTGAGGAAGTGGAAGAACAGCCGCAGCAAGCACGCTACGAGTCAAGAAGCGATCAACAACCTAACTTTATCAGCGATGAACAACATGACACAATCATGCAACAAATCAATGAGCTAGCTCTAATTACTGGCCAAGCAACTGAAACAGTAGCGAATTACTACTTGAAGAAGTACAAGCTCAATGACTTCCATGAGTTGCTAGTGGCAGGTTTTAACGTGGTGACTAACGACATTCAAACACAGATTAACAATCGAAAGGGATAAAAATGAAGGACGTAACGAACAATTTTCTTGAAACGATTGAACCGGTCTATACGCCGGGGACAATCAACTTTGATTTTGACAAGTTCGATGCAGCGATTCAAGCGGCAGTTAGCGAGCTATCAGACGAGCAACTGGACAGCTTGGAATATGACGAGGTCTTAAAAGAAATCACACGCTTCAAAGGGCTTGGCGACAAACTTGACGATAAGCGTAAGGAAATCGGCAGAATCTACAAAGATCCACTCACTGAGTTTGAATCTAAACTAGCGACCTCGCTAGAGCCATTGGAGGCACTCCTTGAAAAGCTACGTGCTAAACGTGATGAAGTCAAGGAACACAAAAAAATGCTGCGAATTGACCACGTTAGGTCAGTCTTTGAAAGCAAATGCGAGCTAGCAGGACTAGACAAGGACACATTCAAGGACAAGTACGAGAGCTTTTCTAAGGTTGGGGATTTCATGGATAAGAAAATGAAGCTCAAAAAAGCGACTGAGGAAAAGATTGACGCCTTTGTTTTGGCTGAGTATGACCGCCTTGAAGAATACAAGGCTAACATTGCCATGATTGAGGAACAAGCCCTTGATTATGAGTTGCCAGCGGAACCATACACTAGAGCGTTGCAGAATGACACACCTCTAGTTGATATCTTGAAGCAAATGAAGAAGGACCGTGATGCAGCTATTGAACGCAAGCAGAAAGCGGAAGCTAAAGAGAAATCAGAAGCGGCACGCCTAGCTGAGATTGAAGCAATGGCCCAGCAGTCAGCTAACGAGGAAATCAAGGCAGTCAATGCTGAAACTGGTGAAGTTATCGAAGACACCAAACCAATCGAGGAAGTGCCTAGCAAGCCCGCCGAACCATACAAGGTCAATCTTTCACTAACTTTCCACGGTGGAGAAGGGCAATGGCACCAATTTGCTAAGTTGCTTGATGATAACTTTGTAAATTATGAAATTCTGAAATGAGGAAGTTAATGATAAAAGTAAAATTCTTGATGGTGAACGAGTCGGGAATGGAAATTAAAACACGTGACAAAGGGTTTAAGAGCAAATTGATGCACTGCATGGAGACTAACCAACCCGTTTCAGTAGTGTATGATGGCAAAACGTATCTATTAAACCCAAGGAATATCTTAGCTGTAGAAATTGATGGAGTAAAACAATGATTAACAATGTCGTGTTGGTTGGAAGGACAACCAAAGACCCAGAGCTACGCTACACGCCTAGCAATATTGCAGTAGCTACATTTAGCCTAGCGGTTAACCGCAATTTCAAGGATGCTAACGGCGAACGTGAAACTGACTTTATCAACTGTGTTATCTGGCGTCAGCAAGCTGAGAATTTGGCTAACTGGGCTAAAAAAGGCGCATTGATTGGTATTACTGGACGCATCCAAACCCGTAGCTACGAGAATCAGCAAGGTCAACGGGTGTATGTTACTGAAGTAGTCGCTGAAAACTTCCAAATGCTAGAAAGCCGTGCAGCGCGTGAAGGTGGCAATGCAAGCCAAGGCAATACATCGGGAGCGTTTGGTAATGACAACAGCTATGCAGGGCCTCACGGGCAACAAGCACCGCAACAACAAGCGCCACAACAGCAAGGGCCAAACTTTGCAAGAGAAAGCAGCCCATACGGTAATTCAAACCCAATGGACATCACTAGTGATGATTTGCCGTTCTAATTAGGTGAAATATGAAACTAGAATTTCTATTACCAAGGTCGAAATCTAAGCCTGCTCAAAATTTAGTTATCAACAGTAATGACAGATTTCACTATCAAGCAGAGGGCCGGATGGTCAAGAAACTGCGATTGATAGCGAGAGCAGAAGCGGGGCTTAACATTAAGCCAGTATATAGCCCAGATAAGCCTTGTAAAGTGCTTGTCACGGTCTATGCACCAACCAGACGAAGATTAGACCCACCCAACCTATATCCGACTGTTAAGGCTATTATAGACGGCTTGACGGACGCTAATTTATGGCCAGACGACAATCACGAAGTTATCAAAATGATGTCGTTTCAGTATGGCGGGCTAAGTGGTGAGTCTGGGAAATTTAAGATTGTGTTAGACATTGAAGGAGCGTGACATGAATAGCAAATATAAAGACAAGCTGGTCGGTGTATACGCTCCGGAAAGTTACGACCACACAAGCGTGTTAGGTCAAACGCAAGAAATTTCGAGATGGTTCTGGTCTAATCGCGAAGATATGGAATATATCAGCGCTAAGCTAGGAATCAATGCAAAGAAACTCAATCGGATTCTTACGCTGGAGCAGTTACCGGATGAAGAATTATTAAGAAAGATGATTGAACTATGCAAGCAAATGAAGGGAATTAATTGAAATATGACAAATATTAGACTGCAAAATCCATACATGGATGAAACCATCACGGTGAAAGAAAATCTCAAACGCATTCTGGACATGCTGGAATGGCTCGAAGTAGGGAATATACAATGTCTTCAGTTACAGCAGATTGAGCCAGAAAAAAGAATAATAACTATCAGTCCTAAGAATTTTGCAAAGATTGATTATTACGAAGTAGAGGAAACAGAATCATGAAATACAAAGTAATCGTGTATTACGACAATATGCCAGACAGTGAGCATATCTTTAACAACAAGAATGACGCTATCAACGAGTTACACCGCCTACGAGGTGTTAAATATCGTAATTCAAGGATGTACACAGTGGAGCTAGTCGAATGCGGTGGATAGTACGAGTAGCACGCTCGATGGATGACGTTAAGGAGTGCCATTTTACAGACAAGAAAAAGGCACTGAAACACGTTGAAGCGTTGAAAAAAGTTAAGCATGGCAGTAGACGCTACTGTCTGGATGGAGGAAATTAGCGATGATGAACAAAGATGAAGCAGTACAGAAACTATCGAAGGTAGCACGCATTTCGGTAGCTTACGCAGAAGACCTATATGATTCGTTCTTTGAGAAACCAGTGGTGCCGCAGTACGTGGCGGATTGGTATGAGGAACATAAGGACGATTTTGAAATAAAACTATTTCAATGTATCTGCGAAGCTGTTGAAAATTACGACAAAAACTTAGCAAATGATTTTGAGAATTGGTTGATGTCCGAGGAACTCGAAGTAATCCAAACCCTCGTCAACATGCACCAGTTTGGCTATGAGGTAGAGAAGGGGCCAAGATACACGGTTCGAATTAAAGGAATTGATGGATACAGTAAATACCTCAATCGAGATGCAAAAACTCAAACATGGTTTTTTGCATCGAAAACAGAACTTGAAAGATTTCGAGCACACCATACCCGCAAAGAGCTAGAAGCGAACGACTTTGGCTGGGTGTTTGATTGCCCAGGCGTGGAAGTGAAAGAGGTAACGGATGAAAAACCTAATTACTAAAATCAACGAGTGGGCTGACAAACGCAGCCTTAAGCAAGCAGACCCTAAGATTCAGTGGATGCGCATCACTGAAGAAGTCGGTGAGATTCGGGATGTACTCTTGAAACCGACTAAATTCACGGAACCGCAAGCAGCACTTAAAGATGCTATTGGTGACACGTTGGTGACAATTATCGTGCTAGCACATCAATTAGACCTTGATGTTACTGAGTGTCTAAGTATTGCATACGAGGAAATCAAGAATAGGAAAGGAAAAATGGTAAATGGGACGTTTGTTAAAGAAGACGATTTATAATGACCTAGCTATTGCTACGGTGCTGCTCATGGTCTCACTAGCCATTAACGTGACTACTGTTCTACGAGTGGTTAATCGACCTATCGAGACAGTGGTTATCCATAAGGCTGATAATGCCGTTGAATTACATGGCAAGGTGACTGGAAAATCAATGGTTGGAAAGCTCTATACGCTTGATTGTGGGGCTTATGGTAAGTTCCTAGTGAGCAAAGAGCAGTACGATAGCGTAAACGTTGGGGATGATATTCCCAGCTATTTGAAGGGGAGAGGACAATGATACCAAGATATAGAGCATGGGATAAAATTCATAAAACAATGTACGAAGTTGATGATATTATGCCTATTGATTTCGGAAAAAGCGAAATTGGCGCTAAAACACTCTTTTTCGAACGGACAAATTGCTACGATTTCGATGACATCGTTTTAATGCAATCAACCGGACTCAGAGACAAGAATGGTAAAGAAATCTTCGAGGGGGATATTCTTGAAGTAAACGATTGGTTGGAAGTTGTTTCGTTCAGTGAAGAAAAAGCAATGTTTGTTTCTAAGGGAATCGGTTTTCCAGAAACTTCGCTATACGACTTGTTGGATTCAGATATCTTCACAGTCGAGATCATCGGCAATATCTACACTAATCCGAAACTGGCAGAGGTGGAGCAATGAACAAGCGACAGCGAAAAAAAGCAGTAATGAAAAACGTCTCAAAACTCTATGATGTGGTTTTTGAACGTGGCCGTTTCAGAAAAGATATGGCTATTGTCTGCGGGATGGACCCGCTGTTCAGACGGACACTGTCAACAGTTATAGTCAAACAAGGCCGATATAAGTGGAGTTCTGGAGAACTTATAGAAATCTCGTTAGAGGGATATGTCACAGATCACAAAGTGATAGAGAGGTGACACCCATGAACGTGAAGTACAAATATTCCGGGCTGACACCAGAGCTGTATCAGCGCTTAGTCAGTGAACATGCAGCGCTAAAACAAGCACACAAAAAAGGCTCTTATAAGCAGTTCTTCCAAGATGTGAAACAGTGCAGTGAAGTACAAGCCCGCATTATTTATCAAGCATTTAATAGTGCAGTCGTTGAGCGTGCGAGGATATCGCCCCAAACTGTAGACAGACTAGAAGGCATCATTTCCGATGAATTGTGCGACGACCTTCAAGACTATCTGTCTACTAATTACACAAGAGGGAACACCACTAAACCGGTTTTGGATAAAATCAACGCAGGACTGCCAGAGGGGTTGTTCAAGCGTTTCCGTGAGGAAGTGGAAGAACTACGCAAGAAACACCCTAACGGCATAAATAACTACATTAGAGAGGTTAAAGGGTGCGACCAGAAAAATGCTAACAGAACCCAAAACGCCCTCAATCTGTGCTATGCGGAGAGAGCCGCTCTAACGCCTTTGAAGGCAATCCAAATGGAAGGGCTACTTTCAAGAGAGTTGTTCAGGGAAATTGTTGACTATGTCTTCAATAACTATGAATGGGCCGAGAGATTGGATGATGAAGTTGATCGCATCATTCTTAAATATCGTAATAAAGGCAAGGTAGGGCGTGAGAAGACCACGGTCAAAAAAGCTCTTTATACAGCCTACGCATTAGGCGTGTAATGACAAAGGGGGGGTGAGATTGCTTAATTTTGATGAAAGAAAAATAAGAACAGGGAAATCTGTCGGTTTGCCATATCAAGGCTCAAAAAAGAAAATTAGCAAGAAAATAATCGAGTTAATTAAACAGAACTTTGGTGCTGACAAACCTATTTATGATATTTTTGGCGGCGGTGGTGCCATTACAGCCGAATGCGTAATAAACGGTTTGAAAGTGCACTATAACGATATCGATAACACTGTGACTGACATGTTTCAAAAAGTTTTAACCGAGGATAGAGAATATTTAAAAACCTTAATTGTAAACCGAGAAGATTTTTTAAAAATACGTGATAAAGAAGTGAAAACAACGGATGACGAGTTGAAGTTATTGGTTAATTCGTTCGGAAATAAAAGACATGATTATCTGTATTCAAAAGAAAAATCAGATATCAAATATAACGCTGCGGTTGAAATTATAAAAAAACACAACGTTTTCAAAGATTACAGAAAAACCACGACTTATCATGACTACCTACAAAGGTTACAGCAGTTAGAACGTCTTGGACAGTTAGAACAACTGCAACGTCTTGGACAGTTAGAACAACTGCAACGTCTTGGACAGTTAGAACAACTGCAGATAACAAATCACAGCTACGAGGCGTTTTCTGATGTCAAGGGGGGGATTTTGTACCTAGATCCGCCTTATGAAGGGACAACTATAAATGGGTACAAAATTAACTCATTTGATAGCGTGGCGTTTTATGATTGGGCTTTCTGGATGGCAAAAAATAACATCGTTCTATTATCTAGCTACAAAATTTCAGACAGCCGTTTTGATGTAGCTTATAAATTTGAATCCGCTAGAAGTAATTTGCAGGTCGGTGCATCAAATGGTGAGTGTGAAAAACTGTTCATGCCTCGGTGGCGGTTAGAACAATACACAAATGAACAATTGACGCTATTTTAAAAAAACGAATATTTTTATATCGTTAGGCGTGTAGCTAGAACGGTTTATGAGGGTTCGACTCCCTTGCTAGCTATTGTCTGTCATCACTAACTTTTAGTGGCTTGAACACTTTTTCAACACTTTTTCGACACGAGCAAGCTGACAGACCTTGCTCAAAACAAACCCAGCAAATTTAAGAAAAAAGGATGTGA